ACTTGGTGCAATGACAGTGGAATGGATTACACAATGAAGCGATTCCAGGCTCTTGAAGAAGCAAAGAATTATTTTACTTCATTTGAAGAGCGCCCATACATTGATGGGAAGCAGCTTCGGAACTGGTATTCAGGTTTGAAGATGAAAAAGTTTCAAGCGGAAGAGCCGAATGATATTAAGGAGGAACAAAAACAATGGGAACTACCAAGGTGGCTAAATCTGAAGGAACAGCCAAGTCTACTGGACAGAGAGCTGGCAAATCAACCGGCACAGTACGGGGACGAGCAACCGTCACAAAAGTGGATAAACTGCCGGACGAAGCTAAAGGATTTGGACACGAGCAGGACACATTACGTGAAGTGCCCGTTAACAATGATACATCTGGACTTCGACAAGAAGAACGCGGAGGGACAGAAGGACTTCCTGCTAAACGCAAAGGCGGCGTCCTCGTATCCTGAAACGTATGCTGAACTCTCAAAAGGTGGCCAGGGAATTCATGCAACATATTATTATGACGGAGATCCGGATGATCTTGCGAGAGTGATTGAAGAAGGTATCGAAGTAAAGGTTCAGAAAGGAGACGCGGCATTACGAAGGAGATTACTCAAGTGCAATGATGTTCCGATCGCGCATATTTCCAGCGGATTGCCGCTGAGAAAGAAGAAAGTGATTAACGATAATGCGCTGAAGGATGCGAAACATTTACGCACGAGGATATTGAAGGCGCTGAGAAAGGAGATTGAACCGGGTTTTACAACCACGTGTATCAATTATATTGAAGCGCAGTTGTTGGAAGCGCAGGAGAAAGGCATTGCCTATGATATTAGTGATCTGGATAATGCTATATATTCGTTCGCAGCTTCCTCAACACATAATGCCAAAGCATGCTTAGACAAGTATTTTAGCATGAAGATGATCTGGCCTGAACCTCCTAAGATGACTGCTTATGCGGATGATTTTCCTGAAGATCAGAAGGTATTTGTTCCGAATACAGATCCGAATGCTCCTTTAGTATTTTGTGATATTGAAGTGGCTAAGAACCTTCTGCTCGTATGTTATAAGGAAGCCGGTCCTGATAAGCAGGTCATCAAGATGTTCAATCCTCAACCGTATGAGCTCGAAACGTTATTTAAGATGAGGCTTGTTGGATTCAACTGTTTAACGTATGATGCTCCGATATTGTATGCAAGGTATATTGGCTACAGCATTCTAGATTGTTTCCAGTTGAGCCAGGATATTATTGTGAATGACAAGCGGAGCAACTTTACGAGAGACTCGAAGAATGTGTTTGAGATTGATATATTTGATTATTGCACGAACAAGCAGAGTCTGAAGAAATGGGAGATTCAGCTTGGTATTCCGCACATGGAGATGGGTGTTGACTGGAACAAGGAAATTCCTGAAGAGCTGTGGCTTAAGCTTGCTGAATATTGTGAGAACGATGTTCGTGCAACCGAAGCCGTATTTAATGCAACGCAGGAGGATTTTAAAGCCCGTGAGATCATGTGCGAGTTAACTGATATGCCGTTGATCACCACAACAAATCAGCTGTCTGCCAAGTACATATTTGGGGATGTCAGAGAACCATGGCATGAGTTTATTTATCCGAACCTTGCAGAGAAGTTTCCTGGGTATGTATTTGAAGGCGGAAAGAGCTATTACAACGGCGTGCTGATTGGTGAAGGCGGTCGAGTATATGCTGAGCCTGGGATGTATTATCATGTGAAAACGTTTGATGTGGCCAGCATGCATCCAAGTTCTATCATTGCCGAGAATGGTTTTGGAAGATACACAGAAAGATTCAAGCAGTTGATGGATATTCGAATAGCTATTAAGCATAAGGATTTTGACAAAGTGAAACAGTTGAATCCTTCACTTGGCAAATATTTGAATGATCCTGCTCAGGCAAAGGCATTGGCTTATGCACTGAAAATAGTTATAAATTCTGTGTATGGGTTGACAGCAGCTAAGTTCCAAAATAAATTCAAGGACCCCCGCAATATTGACAACTGGGTTGCCAAGCGCGGGGCTTTATTTATGGAATCGCTGAGACTTAAGGTCCAGGCGATGGGGGCCAAGGTGGTCCATATTAAGACAGACTCAATCAAGATAGAGAAACCTACTCCTGAAGTTGAGCAGTTTATTTTAGACTATGGTAAACAGTGGGGTTACAACTTCGAAGTAGAGAGTATTTATGAACGGATCTGTCTGGTCAATGACGCTGTGTATATTGCCAAGTGTTCTAAGGATGAAGAGAATGGCGAAGAAGCAGGTCATTGGACGGCAACTGGTGCTCAGTTCCAGCATCCGTATATCTTTAAGACGTTATTCAGCAAAGAGCCTATTGAGTTTAGTGATCTTTGTGAGAAGCGGGAAGTGAAGACGGATATTTGGCTGGACATGAATGAGGATTTGGAGGATGTTACGGCATATGAAAAAGAGTTAACAAAGGTAGACAAGGTATTTAAAGATGCTTGGGGAGCCAACTGGAAAGTTACACTGAATATGCTTACAGACGAACAGGCGGTTAGTCATGAGATATTAGAAGCAGTCGATAAGAGAAAGGATTTGGAACAGAAGATTGCTAAAGGTCATGATTATCAGTTTGTTGGTCGAGTTGGGTTATTCTGTCCGATCATTTCTGGCAAAGGCGGAGGTCTGCTGATGCGTAAGGGAACTGACGGAAGTTATTCCAGTGTGGCCGGAAGCAAAGGTTATCGATGGCTTGAAGCCAGCCGTGTTAAAGAACTTAATTATGATAAGTATATTGACATGAGCTATTTCCGCGACCTCGCAAGCGTGGCCGTGGAGACAATTGAAAAGTTTGGATCATTTGATGGGTTCGTCGACGATATTCCGTTTGACGGACCATATACTAACAAATCAAAAGAATTAAAGGAGAATTAATATTATGAGTTATACTGATGTTGCCCGCAAAGCGAATGAAACGATTATTACCCGTATGGTTGATGGTAATCTGCGCGTTGAGAATGCTGTACTGATGTTCCGAAATTTTAAAGGTGGCCCGACGAACTTTAACCCGCAGGGAGGAAAGCGTACGTTCAGTCTGTGTCTGCCTAAGGAATGGGCGGATATTCTGAAGCAGGATGGATGGAACGTGAAGGAGCGTCAGCTCGATGACGGAGAGGTTATTTATCATACTGAAATCGTTGTTAATGAGAATAGTCAGTATCCCCCGCACCTGTATTTGCTGAGCGAATTTATGGGGAAGAAGACGCTGACTCTTCTGCAGCCTGAACAGTATTATAAACTGGATCAGGATATGATTGTTGGACTGGATCTTGAGATTCATCCGTTCGAGCATGGCCGTGGCACTCCTGGCAGCAAGAAGGGATATCTGAAGAACTTGTGGGCAACGCTGCAGTCTGTTAATGATTTTGGTGGTAAGTACGCTGGTTATGAGATGGCGAATGCGGGGGTGTAAGTATGGAGAAGCATTTTTGTGATCGGTGCGGTAAAGAAGTCACTTATGATGATTTCAGGAAAGGTACTGATGATGCAAGAGCCGTTGGATTGAATGATGGCGCATTTGGCGCAGAACTTTTTAAGGTTATTAAAGTTAATGAACCTGATGAACATTTATATGCGGCTAATTATCAGGCGGATCTTTGTAGAGATTGTCAGATCAAGTTGAACGTCATGGTGAATCAGTTTATCAAAGGTCATGAAGGTTGACTTATATCCGCACCAGTCCGATGCTATGGAGAAGCTTCATAGCGGAAGCATATTGTGCGGAGGAGTCGGAAGCGGGAAGAGTCGGACGTCCCTGGCATATTTCTGGGTGAAGGAGTGCCAGGGCTCCCTCTCTCCGCTTCGGCGGAAATTGAAGACTAAACTGTTTATTATCACCACGGCACGCAAAAGGGATACTGGCGAATGGCAGGAAGAAGCTGATGTATTTGGACTGAAGCCTGTCATTGATAGTTGGAACAATATTTCAAAGTACACTAAAGAGAAAGGCGCGTTCTTCATTTTTGATGAGCAGCGTGTCGTTGGCAGTGGCGCTTGGGTGAAGTCATTTCTGAAGATTGTAAAGCAGAACCGTTGGATATTGTTGACTGCAACACCTGGAGATACATGGATGGAGTATATTCCAGTGTTCATTGCAAACGGTTTTTACAGATGTAGAAGTGACTTCACTCAGCAGCATGTTATTTGGGCACGCTGGAGTAAGTTCCCAAAGGTGAACGGGTATTTTAACGAAGGTTTGTTGATGAGGCATCGAAGAGATGTTCTTGTAAACATGCCATTTGTGAAGCACACAGAACCAAAGCACATCGACCTATTTCTTCCGTATGATGAGGAGAAGAGTAAGCTGGTTATTCGCAGTCGTTGGGATCCATTTAAGAATGAGCCAATCAAAGACGCCAGCGGTTTGTGTTTATGTTTGAGAAGAATTGCGAATGAAGATCCAAGCAGGATCGAGACAGTGAAGGAGATATTGGAGGAGAGACAACGTGCGATCATTTTCTACAACTTCAACAGTGAGCTTGCTCTCTTGCGACAATTGCCCACTACCGTGGCGGAGTGGAACGGCCATATGCACGACAGCCTGCCCGAAGGGAAAGCGTGGGCATATCTTGTTCAATACAACGCAGGAGCAGAAGGATGGAACTGCACAACCTGCGACACCATCATCTTCTTCAGTCAATCATATTCTTACAAACAAATGATCCAAGCAGCTGGTCGTATTGATCGGATGAACACACCTTACACGACGCTATATTACTATCATTTGACTTCACGGTCAAAGATTGACATGGCCATATCGAGGGCCCTCAGGGCTAAGAAGAACTTTAACGAACGCGAATTTGCACATTTGTAGTTTGAGACAATGTCCCCAAAAAAAACAAGGCCTATTATAGAGAGGGAGAGAATGTAACACATTTTCTTCCTTTTTTTGTTGGTCTGCGTCGTCAGTTGGGGGACGGGTGCGACAGGATTGACATGATAAAACCTCCTTTCGATGGTCAGGAGGTTTGGAAAGGAGCGGGTCTGCAATGTCCATAAAAGAAAATCAATTCCAGGCGCAATTGATCCGCGAGCTGAAAGCGGTTTTTCCAGGATGCGTCGTCCTAAAAAATGACGCCAATTATTTGCAGGGCTTTCCAGACCTCCTGATTCTTCACAATGACAAATGGGCAGCTCTTGAGTGCAAACGCGATAAAGAAGCTCATCGACAACCAAATCAGGAATATTATGTGAACGCATTAAACAAGATGAGCTATGCAAGTTTTATTAGTCCTGAAAACAGAAATGAGGTATTGAATGAACTTCAACAAACATTCAGAACTGATCGGTCAACACGCATTTCTGGGTGCGAGTAAATACCACTGGCTGAATTATGATGACGACAAGCTTATACAGGCATATCTGAATTCACTCGCAGTTCAGAAGGGAACTGAGCTTCATGACCTCGCCTGTAATCTTATTCGACTTGGCGTCAAACTTCCGAAGAGCAAGACAACATTGAACATGTATGTGAACGATGCAATTGCTTATCGGTTAACCCCTGAACAGCCGCTCTATTTTTCGAGAAATTGTTTTGGTACAGCTGATGCAATTTCATTTAACGAGAAGAATCGTTTTCTAAGGATTCATGATCTGAAGACCGGTATCACTCCGGCCCACATGGAGCAGCTTGAGATCTATGCTGCTCTTTTTTGTTTGGAGTACAAAATGCAGCCGAAAGATATCGGAATGGAACTGCGTATTTACCAGAACAATGAGGTTCTTACACACTCGCCGCTTGGCGATGATATTAAATGTATAATGCAGAAGATCATCGTCTTTGACGGAAAGATCGAAAAAATTAGAGTGGAGGAATAACCAATGAAAAACCAAGTACCAAACCCCAACATTTTTGCGCAAATGCAACAAATCGATGACCTTGAACATTATGGGACACCGAGACATTCAGGTCGTTATCCTTGGGGAAGCGGCGAGAATCCTTATCAAGGCGATGAGAATTTTCAGAAGCATTTGTCTACTCTGCGTAAGCGCGGAATGACAAATACTGAAATCGCCAAATCGATGGGGATTTCCACAACACAGCTGAGAGCTAAGATTGATATTGCAGGAGAGAACGCTACAAAGTGGCGCGACTCAATGATTTATAAGCTTCATGATAAAGGCTATAATAATTCTGCAATTGCTCGCCAGCTGCAAATTCCTGACACAACAGTTGGTAATGTTCTTCGCAGAGAAAATCAGCACAAGATTTCTTCTGTTCGGGCGGTAGCCGATACTTTAAAGGAAGCCGTTAAAGATCAGAAGTATGTTGATGTTGGACATGGCAGCGAAGTATATATGCGTGCAAGCAAGGATAAAATGCGGCATGCTGTTGTGTTATTGGAACAGGAAGGTTACGAGATCCAGCTGCATTATCAGAAGCAGATGGGAACTGGAAAACCGACAACAATTAAAGTTCTTTGTCCGAAAGGCACTTCTTGGGCAGAAGTCGAACAAGCAAAGCGAGAAGCTAAGATTGATTTTCCGAACTATCATTTTGAAGATCGTGATTACAAGAATCCTCATAAATTGGAGACGCCTGTTTCTGTGGATTCTAAACGAGTTCAGGTTGTTTTTGGAGATCAGAAGCTTCCTGATGGAACCTATGGTAAAGATCGGGATGGATTGATTGAAATTCGTCCTGGATGCGAAGATTTAAATCTTGGCAGAAATCATTACGCACAGGTTCGTATTGCCGTTGACGGAACTCATTATTTGAAAGGTGTTGCTGTTTATAATTCGAATCTGCCGAAAGGCATCGATATTCGGTATAATGTGAGCAAGCCTTCAACGATGCCCTTGAAGAGTGATGACAAGAATATTGAAACTGTATTTAAGCGGATGAAACCTGATCCTGTTACGAACAACCCATTCGGTGCTTCGATTAATCAGGATGACGACAAGCTTAAATTTATTCAGATTCATTATCAGGGCAAAGACGGCAAAGAACATTTATCTGCTCTTAATATTGTTAATGAGCAGGGAACATGGAATGAATGGAGCAGGAACCTTCCTTCTCAGTTCTTATCCAAACAGACAATTCCCCTGGCAACCAAGCAGCTTAAATTGGATGCTAGAATGCGACATGACGATTTTGATGAGATCATGTCTATTTCTAATGCAGCCGTTCGCAAGAATCTTTTAAATTCGTTTGCGGATAATTGTGATTCTGCTGCTTGTCATTTAAAGGCAGCATCACTTCCGAGACAGGCGACTCATCTGATTGTTCCATTTCCTGACATAAAAGAAGATCAGATTTACGCGCCTAACTATAATAATGGAGAACGTGTTGCGCTTATTCGTTTTCCTCATGCTGGGCGTTTTGAAATTGCTGAGCTTACTGTAAATAATAATTTCAAGCACGGCAAAGAGGTTATTGGTACAGGCGGCGAAGACGATGTAAAAAATGACGCTGTTGGTATTCATCCTAAAGTTGCTGAGAAATTGTCAGGTGCGGATTTTGATGGTGATACGGTTCTGGTTATTCCGAACAATGACGGTTCTATAAAAACTCATCCATCTTTGAAACAGCTCGATGGATTTGCTGATGAGCTGCGTGTTCGTTATAAACGAGATCCAAATTCTAGTGTTCCGCATATGACTGCACAAGAAAAAGGCATGCAGATGGGTTTGGTTTCAAATCTTATTACTGACATGACTTTGAAAGGTGCACCCGCTTCTGAAATTGCTAGAGCAGTTAAACATTCAATGGTTGTTATTGATGCTGAGAAGCATGATTTGGATTGGCGTAGGTCAATGCAGGATAATAATATTGAACAGTTATTTCTGCGATATCAAGATCGGAAGCAAGGTGGAGCGTCGACTCTTATTTCTAGATCGACAAGCCCACAAGAGATTCCTCAACGAAGAGCTGGGGAAAGAAGGATCGATCCGGTGACTGGAAAGTCCCGGGTTTTTTATATTGATCCTAATACCGGTGAACGTTTATATACTCCGACAGGCCGTATGAAATCTCGGCAGAAACTTATTGAAGTGCGGGATGAGAACGGCAAAAAGGTTAAGGATCCTAAGACGGGTCGTATTTTAAAGGAGCCCGTGCTGGATGAAAATGGCAAGGCCATATGGGAGAAGGTTCCTGCTACAGAGACCTCCCAAAAAATGTACGTCCGTAAGGACGGGTCAATTCGTACAGATGCTATGGAGTTATCTTCTGGCAAGAAGATGGAGAAAGTGTACGGAGAATATGCAAACGACATGAAAGCGCTTGCTAATCAGGCTCGTCTTGAGGCTTCACATATTCGTCTGGACCATATTAACCCAGTAGCCCGTAAGTTATATGCAGATGATATTCGTGATTTGGATATTGCTCTGGGTATTGCTAAACAGAACGCCCCGCTTGAACGTAAAGCGCAGTCCCTTGCTTCAAAGTTATTTGCTATGAAGAAAGCGGATAATCCTGAACTCGAGTACGATCAGGATAAAAAGAAAAAAGCGCAAGCTCAGTGTCTAGAGGAAGCTCGATATCGTGTTGGAGCTAAGAAGATCAACATTGATATTAGTGACAGGCAATGGGAAGCAATTCAGGCAGGCGCTGTATCTGGCACTAAACTGGAAGAGATATTAAAGAACACCGATGTTGACAAACTAAAGAAGCGTGCGTTACCGAGAACACCAAAAGGTATTTCTCCTGCCAAGCTTGCTACTGCTAGAATGCGGATCAACAACGGTTATTCTGCTAAAGAAGTAGCTGACAGTCTTGGTGTCTCTGTTGACACTCTATATCGTGCGCTAGGAAAGAGAGATGAGAACTGATCTGATGGCTAAAGCAGAGGATATTTTACTGACAACAAAGGACAATCCTTTCAATCCATTTACTGATGAGGACAATTGGAGAGCTTTTGACACTGATTATTCTCATCCTTACAACACTGAAGCATATTACATGAGACTCTTGGGACTTCGCAATCCTGATAATTTCAGTGCTAAAGATCTTGCGATCGAACTCATGCAGATTTTTGAAGAG